GTGTGTAACGTTACTCCTATGGTTAAGCCTCGAGCATTCGCAGCATCATATGCTGCCGATCGATTCAAGTCTGTATCAGCATAAAGTACATGCCCCTATAGTTTAACGGTAAAACGGCGGATTTATATCCCGTAAGCAACAGATAATTGGTTCATCTGGGTTCGATTCCCGGTGGGGGTACCAAATTGAAAAGTAATTATGTTTAAAGTGTACTATACAGATCCTGTGACTAACGCCAGCCACGCACATGATCTTGAAATGCTATCAGAAGCACTGAGGTATGCAGAAGGCTTTCGTAAGCTAGGAATGTCATTTGTAACGATGGTTAGTGAGGATCCCAACTCTGTAGGCAAACCTGGTGTTGATTTTATTGATAACGGGGTATGCCCAGACGGGGTTCCTTACACATGGATGAAGCGTTGACAGAGTTAAAAAAGCGGGTGTAGCGCAATAGGTAGGAGGCAACAGACTTAAAATCTGTACAGTACGGGTTCGAATCCCGTCGCCCGCACCAACCATATCAAGAGGTTCAATGATCGTTGAAGCAGTGCATACAACGTGGGATACTTCATATAATAAAGATCGTAAAACAGTGCATAGAATACTTACAGATGAATCAACGAATAAAACAATCGTTGAAACCGTTCAGTTCCTGTACACTAAGAGTGGTACAATCGAGCCACCTGCAAAATGCGGTAACGTTGATGTAATGTCGTAACCGCATAAATATGGTATGTCTTTAGGGCGAGGAGATACCATGCATAGACTTTCTTCATTGGAGCGCGACGATCTCAACATGATGATCGAAACACATACGTTCTACGGCATACCCTTAGAGGATGTCAGTCCAGATATATTACACGAGATAGACAACGATGAAACAGTAGTACTGTATATTGTTGCCTGCATGCTAGGTTGGGAAGTGAGAGATAGGGATTCTTTCGAGCATTATCCCCATGAAGCTGAACAATATCTCAAAAAATTTCTTTTAAAGCATTAATTATAGTTACTTCTTTAGTTGCTCTTTCTTCGTAAGGTCGTTATAATACTCGTGTGACAATGAAACATTAACCAACCTTTCGGAGATTTTTACCATGAGCAAGCTTCAAACTTCCATTGATATCGTTAAAGCAAATCCAGATAAGAAAATTGCACTCGCTGCAATTCAAGAAGCGCTGGGTGTAACACGCGCAAATGCATCCGTCTACCTCTTCAAGGCTAATAAGGCTATTGATAGCGAAGGTAGTGGATACACCGCACCTGTTGTTGAAGAAGTAAAAGAGCCAGAAGTCGACCGCAACTACTCTTCTGAGCAGCAACAAGAATACAATGATGCAATGGAGCACCGTGCATCGCAAGGCCACAGCAAGATGTCTATCAATGAATACTTTGATATGATGGAAAATCTCCAAGCACTTGCTTAATAAAATTAGGAAGAAAAAAATGAGTGAATTAGATCAATACAGTAATACCATACCAGCCGAGCTGACTAGTTCCGAGCAAGGACCTGACATTAAAATTACATGTATATCGAATGTGTACATTCGACTGATGAATTTTAAAACAAAAGGTACAGTTGAGCTTGGACACCTACACCCTCACGATCACGCTACGATGATCTCAGCTGGTAAAATGGCCGTACAGGTATATGATCAGTCATCACAGACTCTTTTTGACCCTGTAATATATACAGCACCCGCTATGGTGTATATTAAAAAAAATCTGATACATCAACTGACTGCACTTGAAGATAACACAACAGCGTTGTGCATTCACGCAATCCGAGATAATGATGCTCAGATTATTGACCCCGATATGCTACCCTTACCGGTACATGTTAAAGCTGCTCGTAGTATTATGGAACAGATGGGTATGCCGATGGAATCACAAGTAAATATTTACCCTGATCTCGATATCAATGTACTGCTTGCAAGACAGGACAGGCAGTTCACAGAGTTTGAAAAGTTTTAAAAAGCTGTTGCTTTTAAATCGTGATGATTATATAATTGACATATCTTAACTAAACGAGGTATTTGAAATGGCACATAACGTTGAAACAATGGCATACGCTGGCGCAGTTCCATGGCACGGTCTGGGCAAGGAAGTTCCTTCCGATCTGTCACCAGCACAAATGCTCGATGCAGCCCAACTTAACTGGTCTGTTGAGAAAGTACCTGCATTTGCTAACATCGACGGTAATACTACAAGCGTCGGTGTAAGTGCTCTGGTTCGATCTTCTGATAGCAGCATTCTCGATGTCGTTCCTAACGATTGGAATCCTATTCAGAATTCTGATGCGTTTGACTTTTTCCATGAGTACTGCCAGAATGGCGATATGGAAATGCATACAGCAGGGTCGCTCAAGAACGGGCAGATCGTCTGGGCGCTGGCTAAGGTTAAAGATTCCTTTGAGTTGTTCAAAGGCGATCAAGTCGATAGTTACTTGCTGTTTACCAACCCACATCGCTTTGGTCAGTGTATCGATATTCGTTTCACTCCTATTCGTGTTGTGTGTAACAATACCTTGACACTGTCCTTGAATCAAGCTGCAGAGCGTGTTGTTAAGAAAAATCACCGTACTGTTTTTGACCCATCACGCGCTAAAGAAGAGCTGGGTATTGCAACTGATAAGCTCGCTAAATATAAAGAGATGGCTGCATTCCTTGGTAGCAAACGATACACTGAAGATAAAGTAAAAGATTACTTCCGAGGGGTATTTCCTTCTACTGTTAAGGGTGATGATAAAAATATTGAAAGTATCTCACGCTCTGCAAAAGCTGCCATGGCAGCACTCGAGACTCAACCAGGAACTCAATACGCTCCTGGTAGCTGGTGGCAAGCCTTTAATGCTGTAACGTTTCTGACTGATCATGTGATTGGACGTTCAGCTGATACCCGCCTTCAGTCAGCCTGGTTTGGAACGAATAAAAACGTTAAGATCAAGGCTCTGGAGTCTGCTGTTGAGTTTGCTGAAGCAGCATAATAATAACAATTTAGGAAAATACAAATGAAAAAATTTAAAGAGTTCGTAACAGAAGTCGCCGTCGAGACTCGTATAGCGCACCATAAAAGAAAAATAGAACATCATAAAATGTGGAAGGAATTTCATGATACCCGATCTGAGGAGCAGGCTGACGAAGGTGATGAAAACGGGGAAGATTACTACTCAGGCCTCGCCTCCGGTAACAGACGCGCCATCGATGCTCATACTAAAGCTTTAAAGGCGCACAAGAAGAACTCACCGGATAAACTAAAGCTTTCAAAACACGCAAGAGATGAGTCTGATGATGTTCGCCGTGAAGGTGGCGATAGCGAAGGCGAACATGGTGATCCAAAGGAATATATGAGTTGAGCAAAGAGACACTTAGTTCATATATTAGTAAGGCAAAACCTGCTCTAACAAAGCATAAGCGTGCAACTACGATTGCAGTTATAATGTAAAGACAATTGTTAATTTTTATCATGAAAAAGGAAATCAAAATGACTACCAAGCAAATGGTTAAGCGTGTATTGAGCGATAAATTGTTGTTCAAAACTCAATTCGAACTTGCAAAAGAACTGGGTGTCAAGCCAGTACAGATTCGTCTTGCAGTGCATCAACTGCGTAAAGACGGTATCATGATCGCAAAATTGGCACGTGTGCATCCAGTTACAGGTCGAATGATGCCTGCTCACTACTACGTTCCTTATCACTCACGTGATTTGAATATCCAGGATGAGGTCAAACGCGGGCGCCCTGCTCGTGCTGATGCTTATGTCGATCCTGTATTTACACAGACTGCATAAGTAATAGTTATTGCTGTACGAAGCAAAGAGAAAAGGATTCAAGACGCGGGGGCAGTGCCCGCCAGGTCCACCATTAAACACATTACGCTAAACGAAGTTCCGGTTACTTGAAGTCGGGGTTGTTGTGAAAACGTAATAGAAGGTGAAAACCCTTACACGCCACGGTAGTGTGTTTAATAATGGGCCTGACACAGGATCGATTGGGTCAAGAGTAGCAGAGTGGACAGCACGTCAGGAGTAGACGTTAAAAGCAAATCAAAGTAAACGCAAACGACTCACGTTTCGCATTGGCAGCCTAAACGCTGACTAGGGTTTTTGGTTGGTTTCCTCGTAACAGAATAACCAACCCCATTTAAATAGGAGAATCAATGAACAACGAATACATTACACAGGGTATTCGAGCTCTTGTATTAATCGCAAAGGTACTATTCCTTTCAGCATTCTTATACACAATTTACACAAGCATGAACTGGGCTATCGATAGAAGCGTTGCTCAGTATAATAATCTTTATTCTGAACCAGCTGCCATCTCTCTGAAAGAGCGTGAAAGACAACTCCATTGTCTTGCTCAGAATATATACTGGGAAGCAGCAAACGAACCTTTCGAAGGTAAGGTTGCAGTTGCACAGGTTACAATGAACCGTGCAGCACATGCAAAATTTCCTAACGATGTATGTAAAGTTGTGTATCAGAAGAATGTGTTTTATGATAAGGTAGTATGCCAATTCTCATGGTATTGTGAGAGTAATCATAAGATTAAACCAGTGTTCAAACCTCGATACGAGGAATCAGAAGCTGTTGCGAAAAAGGTACTACTCGAAGGTTTTAGACTTGATAGCATGAAAGAAGCTATTTACTATCATGCCGATTACGTGAACCCTAAATGGGGTAAGCAAAAAATCGGTGTAATTGGTCGCCATATTTTTTACAGGGAATAAAAGTGGAAACAAATATCATGAAATGCTATAATATGTTTTTGAAGCATATCAGCAATGTGAGTGGTCATACACTTGGGTGGATTGCAGTTGTATTAATGCATTGTGCATTTGTACCTAATATCTTAGCAGTACTGATGGGTATATCTGATAAACTGCCGTCAGTTGATGTTGTGCTTTTTGTTTGGTCGGGTCTTCTGCTTTTCTTCCTACGCGCAACAATTGTTAAAGATACATTGAACGTAGTTACAGGTGGCATTGGATTCTTTATTCAGGCAACCTTGCTTGCTTTAGTGGTATTTAAATAATGGATGAGTTTGAATTAAATTTAACAAAAACACCCTCCGACTTCATGTTGGAAATAGATAAGATTGCTGAAGATAACCGTCTGAACTATATTGATGCTGTTCTGTATTTTTGTGAGAAGAACGGGGTTGAAGTGGAGACGGCAGCTGCTCTAATTAAGGGTAGCGCAAAGATGAAAGCAAAAGTACAAAGTGATGCTGAAGAGCAAAATTATTTACCAAAGACAAGGACATTACCGTTATGACTACATTACCACAACATCTGGGCGGACATGAGAATGAAACACATATTGACGATGGAGCGCTTAGCTACATCATTAAGACTTTTGGTATTGGCTCTATGGTTGATATTGGGTGTGGTCCTGGCGGTATGGTTGATCATGCTAGACGCAAGGGTCTCGATGTTGTTGGACTTGATGGAGACTTTACTGTCGAACGCCCAGCCTCGATTGAGGGCTTAGTTAAGATTCATGACTTCACAAAAGGAAGTTGGGATCTTGGCAAGCAGTACGACTTGGCATGGACGGTAGAGTTTGTTGAGCACGTTGAAGAGAAGTACATGGATAACTTCATTCACGTTATGAAGCAATGCAAGTACGTTATCATGACTCATGCGTTCCCCGGTCAGCCCGGTCACCATCACGTTAACTGTCAGCACGCATCTTACTGGATTAGCGCGATGAGTAAGCGTGGTTTTGTATACGATCAATTTAATACAATGGGTATTCGAAATGCATCAACAATGCGTGAACGCTATATTAGACAACAAAGCCTGTTCTTCGTAAATGGAAGCCTTTCAAGCCTTTAAGACCTATGTCGCAATCAAGAACCACTTCTCTTCTAAAACGTATGACTTCTTTAAGTACGAAGGCAGAACGAGAGCTTCTAAAGCAACTTTTGAAAAACGAAACGACAAGTACTTTTTCCACAAGTTGTCTAAGAGAAGAGACGTGGTTGACTACTTGGTTGCCAACTTCCTCTACAATGACAGTCCCACCTGGATCGGGGACTTTATCAATAACGAGCAATCAGATAGACAGTATCTCAAACTCGTCAAAGTCCGAGAATCACTCACATACACCTTCAGTCAAGATCTCGATAAACTCGAAGCAGACTTCGACACTAATTTTCAAGTCATCGAAGGACAGCACCCGCTAGTACTCAGATTGTTTCTACAGCAGGAAATAAACATTGAGACCATGATTATCCTCGATGATCTCGTAGGGTTCATGAAGAAGTGGAACAGGAGGATAACCGATCCTGTGGTCTGGCCTAAAGTGTATTTTAAATGTAAGAAGTACAGACCGTTCTTTAGCTACGATAAAGATAAAATGAGGTCTATTGTATTGCAGAAATTTACCTGATGAATATTTACGAAAAGCTAAGAACTATCCCCTGGTTAGAACTTGATTTTGAAATTGATCAGAATCAGTTAATGCATGAGTACTTACACATTGCACAGGATTACGGGTTTGTAAATTATCATACTAACTATAAGCTGGCACGCAATTGGTATGCCAAGAGCTGGTCAGGTATCGGGTTGGTAAGTTCTGATGGAGGTTTCTATACAGATCTCCACGAGGGTGATATAGTAAATAACACCGATAGATTCGAACCTACATTACTGATTCACAGCTGTCCTTACATGTACAGCATCATCAGGGGTATGAATGGTGGAGATCTTAAATCAAGGTGTCGTATCATGAGAATTGCCCCGCGCCGTTCTTTGATATGGCACAGTCACGTACTCGAGCACGGACAGCCAGAGAACATTATTACTGTTCAAATTCCAATCAACATGCCACCCAATTTTGACTATTGCGTGGTTGATAGTGAGGAGTTTAAATGGTATAAACGACTTTATAAACCATCGTGGTTTAAGAGTTTGAAAAAGGGTAGACTAGAGCCTGGTAAGGCTTACTACTTCAATTCTTACAATTACCACAACGTTTATAATAACAGCGATGAGTATAGAGCGACCATTATGTTATACCTGGATTTGATGAATCCTGTCGTATACAATATGGTGATGCGCTCAATCGCTAGAGCTGAGGTATGATAAATACTTCTATATCATGGTACTGTGAATAAAACGCATACAAACTATACAACGCATACAAAGGAGCATATTATGCCTATTGATTTCTCTCAACTCAAAAAGTCACGTCAATCCAACTTTGACAAGCTGACACAAGAAGTCTCTAAACTCAACACCCCCCAAGGCTCTTCAGAAGACAATCGCTTTTGGCGTCCAGAAGTAGATAAAGCTGGTAACGGTTATGCTGTTATTCGTTTCCTACCTGCACCTGCTGGCGAAGATATTCCATTCGTTCGCGTATGGGATCATGGCTTCCAAGGCCCAGGTGGTTGGTACATTGAAAAGTCTTTGACCACTCTCGGTCAAAAAGACCCTGTATCTGAATACAATGCACAATTGTGGAACAATGGTACAGAGGCTGGTAAAGAGCAAGTCCGCAAACAAAAGCGTCGTCTGACTTACATCAGCAACGTTTACATTGTTAAAGATACTGCCCATCCTGAGAACGAAGGTAAAGT